GGAAGAAGCTGATATCACCGAGATTCCTTTCTCGGTGCGAATGGCAGGAATGGATGTTCCGGCCAAGGTGAAGCTTCAAATGAGCGCTTCAGATGTGCTAAAGGCTCTTACGAGTTCGCGCACTAACATGCTTCCCAGCTCTGCTGGTTTGATGAGGTTTGTGTTTCGCCTTACAATGACCCTTCGGGATCTGCGAAAGGCGAACTGTGCCTCTGATATGGGGTCAGGCATCCTAGCCATTGTTCGGTTTTTGGAGCCATATGTCCCCGACAAGCAGCTGGATTACGTCATGTCAGCCGCACGAGATTTCGTGCGTATGATCTGGCCGGAGCTTTTTGGTGTAACAGCTCAGGGTGGTCTTCCAAGCTTTGAAAGGATCATGTCGGAGTGGGAAAATCTGCGTGAGTCTAAGTTTGCTCGTCGGTTGTACAAAGGAATGCTTTTCCTTTTGTCCTTCCCGATTTGTCAGCAGCTTGGTCTGACGTTTGAACACGTCCGATTTGAGAAGATGTCGGCTCACGCGTTGAAGGAACGCTTCTCCCGTCGTGGGGAGGAGTTTTTCTTTACCATTATGTCTTTGGCCCAGTGGATCGTGTCTCGAGGCTACCAAGCCTTTATGACTGGAGACATTACGGCCTTGTACATGGACCAGCAAGAGGTGCTGGAATGGAATACGCGTGCTGTTACGGTGGTAGCTAACGAGAAGCTGCTACCGACTGCTGAGGACCATGGTTTTACCCCAGAAGAGTACATTGAAGGAGTTAAGACCCTTTTGCGACAGGGTAAGCTCTTGATGAGTGCTGTGGGTACCAAGTCCTATGAAGCAGGGACTATCTTGCGGCAATTGCAGCGCTTGGAAGAGATCCTCGTGCGTGCTAAAGCTGCAGGGTCGGCCACCCGGCATCGCAAGCCTCCGTTTACGCTGTTGTTTAATGGCCCTCCAGGTGTGGGCAAGTCGGCAGCTTTGGCGGAGACGATTAAGTTCTACGCTCACGTTCGAGGCAAGAAGGATTTTGACGCTGCCAAGAACGTGTATTCGAAGAACTATAGCGACAAGTTCTGGTCGAACTACAATCCAGTGCGACACTGGTGCGTGATTCTCGACGATATCGCTAATGAAGCCCCCAAGCTTATGCAGGCCTCGAAGGACAATTCTGTCTTAGAGGTGATCCCTGTGATCAATTCAATTGGTTATGCAACGAACCAAGCGGATCTTGCTGACAAGGGGACTATTCCCATGCGATCAGAGTTTGTCGCTGCTACGACGAACACCAAGAGTTTGAATGCTTACTTCGTGGCGGCTGAGCCGGCTGCCATTCGTCGGCGCTTCCCATATATTGTGACGCCGAGGGTGAAGGAGCACCTAAGACGTCCTGGTTCCCTAATGATGAAGCAACTGGATCGATATGAACCAGATGCTTGGGACTACCTGATTGAGAAGGTGGTCCTGGAACAGGATGAAGGTGATGAGAATCCCTCGGTCAAAACGGAAGTTGTCATGGAAAAAGCAAGCGCTAAGGAGTACTTTGCGTGGTTGCGTGGTGTGATTGAGAAACACCACGTGAATGCAGACGCACTCCAAGGTTGCTGGCAACAAACCATGTCGCTGTGCTCGCACGACGTACCTGTGTATGCGTGTGCTGAGTGTAGTGCTGGCGAGAAGATCGAAGTTGAAGTGAAGCCCGAAGCAGCAATTGTGAGCACCGTGGCCTGTATTGGCTTTGGCATGATGCTCATGAATCTGCTCGAGTGGAAGAAGGAAGCAATCTGGCAGGCCACGCAGAGCCACTACAATCGTTTCGTAGTGTTTCCGCTGGTTTACCATGGCACGAAGATCGCCCATCAACTGGGTTTTGCCCAGACGTGGAGTTTGGTGTGTGTGTACTTGTTACACCTCACCTATTGGGAGATCGCCGATGAGTGCTTCCGAGCCAGCATGCGAAAGATGTGGCAGAGGAGATACCATATTGCTGGTCTTGCCACTTTGGCTGCAGCTCTTTATGGGCTTAAGGAAGCGGTGCGGATGTACATGACGGTCGCCAAGGAGGGCGGCCTGACTATTGAAGCACCAAAGAAGGAAGACTTTTGGAGAACGAAGGAAAGGCCCCTGCCGGCTCTGAGTCGAGCCTCAGAAACGGCAGGTTACGATGAGGTAGTGGCCAAGTATCACGAGAACGTGATCCGCTTGATTGTGGAGCCGGTTGAGATGCCGGATAAGCAAATTCGCGGTCACGCCTTCGTGATTCAAGGCAATACGTGTATTACGACGTACCACACGTTTCACACTGCTGGGCCTTGGAAGGTGTCGTTCATTGAAGAGGGCGGTTCTGAGCCGTTGGGTCAACGAGGTTCGTGCATTCTCACAAAGGAAGACATGGTCATTGATGGTGATGTGGCCATGTTCGACCTGAGTGTGATGCCGAAGAGAGACCTGACTAAGTTCATGCTGGAAGATAAGCCAGATGTGAACCACCCTGGAGCTTTGCTCCGACGTAATCCCAAGGGGGAGCGTGACCTAGTTCCACTAGTACGAATCTGCAATGTGCAGACATCCTACGATGTGGAGATTCCGGGGAAGAAGGGTAGTGTCCCTGTCCCGGTTTTTGGTGTGCGTTACCCCGCGACAACGTCGGTTGGTGATTGCGGAGCTCCCTTGTTCGTCAACATCTGCGGGCGACCCATATTTTATGGGATGCACGTGGGAGGAACTAAGCCGTTCTTTGGGTTTAAGAACGGCGTGGCGATGTTCCTGTCGGTGCGCAAATTGGCGAAGATGCGTGCCCAATTGAAAGAGCCGATGTATGCGAGTTTTGGAGAAGCTGACGTTGTTCTAGAGGAGAATAAGTTTCAGCTCAATCCTCTCCACCCACGCTCAGTCTTCAACCACACTTCTGTGGAAGGACAGGCTGATGTATGGGGGTCTAAACCCGGTTTTCGGGGGAGGCCAATCTCGCGTACTGGTGACACTCCTATCGCCAAGACCGTTGTGAAGGTCTTTGACGTGAAGCCAAATTGGGGTGCCCCGTTGATGAAGGGGGTGCGCCAAGATGGTGAGTGGGTTGATCCATGGCTTTTGACGGCCAGAGAGAGTGTGCAGCCCGCACTCGTGAACCGTACAATGCTGCGTTATGCGTTTGCAGACTACGTGGGAACAGTGCTTGAGCTCGCTCAACCTGGTGATCCTCTCCTCAAGAAATTGACGTTGGAGGAGTCGATCAATGGTGTGCCGGGACGCAGGTTCATTAATCGTGTGCCTGTGTCCACGTCTGTAGGTAGCCCTTGGGGGGGACCGAAGACGGCATTCCTTGAGATTGATAGGGTCGTAGACGACTTCCCTATATACAAGCTCAAAAAACCTGTGGCCGAGATGCGCGAGCGTATGCTCGCTGCGTATCGGCGGGGGGAAAGGGCCTTCCCTATGTTTACAGCTCACTTGAAGGATGAAGCTCGTGAGTTGAGCAAAGTGAAGGCTGGGAAAACCCGAGTTTTTACAGGGTGTCAGTTCGCTTACACCCTTCTCGTGCGTGAGTACTTCCTCCCGTTTGCCGAAAAGCTCCAAGAAAATCCACTCGTGTCAGAGTTGATGATTGGAACGAACCCCTTTACGAAGCAGTGGGGAGAGTTCTATGAATACCTGACGCAACATGGAGAAGATCGTATTGTTGCTGGAGACTACAGCAAGTACGACAAGAAGATGCCCGCGGTGGTGATCCGCTATTCAGCGGAAGTGATCCTTATGATGGCGCGGAGCGTGGAGTGTTTTGATGAGATGGACTTGACGGTGATGGCGGGTATTGCCACTGACTTGAGCTTTGCGCTCGTCAATTACCATGGGGACTTGGTGTGTTTCTATGGCGGCAACCCGTCCGGTCACCCGCTAACAGCAGTTCTAAATTCTATTGCGAACTCGCTGTATATGCGGATGGCTTTCATGGGAGTTGGGTATAAGGTGGATGACTTCAATCGAGCAGTCTCCCTGTTGACGTATGGTGACGACAACATTTGTGGAGTGAGCGAAGATTTTCCCAACTTCAATCATACGGCGATTTCGGAATTTTTCCGATTGATGGGCCTGAAGTACACTATGCCGGATAAGACGTCGGAAAGTGTGCCATATCTGCCTATCTCGCGGTGTGAGATCCTGAAGCGGAGGTTCCGGTGGGATCCGGAAACGAAGACGATGATGGCGCCTCTGAATAAGGACAGCATTATGAAGTCATTGATGTGTTGGACCCGGTCTCGGTCGGTTTCAGCAGAGGAGCAGCTTGCAGGCACTTTTGAGTCTGCTAAAATCGAGTTCCTGATGCACGGAAGACAGGAGCACGATGCTGCGAAAAAGAAGCTTGAGGAAGTGCTATCCCAACACCGGAAATTGGGGGTGGACCAGTACTTGAGCACGAACTGGAAACTGAAATGGGTGCACTACTATGCTGCTTTGGCAGATGGCGAAGTGGTTAATGGTGCGTTCAAGAAAGGGCCCAGTTGGCGCGTGCGTAGACGGTGTGAGACTCAACCAAGGCCTGACTAGCCTGGGAGCTCAAGTAGCTCAGGGTCTATAAACTTTTTAAGTTGCCAATCCTACTAAAGGAAGCGGGGCGCGACCTGTCCTCGTGGAAGCAAATCAGGAAAACATCTCCATTCATAGTGATCTGGAAGTTCAATTGAACTTCTGGATCGAGGAGTTGCGCAATGTGGTCGGCGAAATGACCACTCCATTTGTCTGTTCGGCGTGCGGCCGAGAGGGTAACTCCAGACAAATGGGATCCCAGAGTTATCAAGTTGTTGCGAAGGGCAAGTGTCCTAGTCGGTGTTGTGTTTGGACACCGCCCTTCGTGGCGCAGGCAGAGGTTGTCACTAGTGCTGCACCTACTCAGTCGCATGACGGCGTTGAGAATGTGCATTTTACAACAGCCCCTGACGAGCACGTTGCTCAGGTGTTTTCTGGAACAGACATTACTGTTGACCAGAGTCATTATGACGACGCGGATCTCGGAGCGTTCTTTTCAAGACCGGTCCGTATCGCGTCGGGCACCTGGGGAGTGGGTTCGCCCTTCTCTCTGTCTGTTTATCCCTGGCAGGCGTTCTTCTACGACAATGTTGCGGTGAGAGAAAAGATCAAGTATTTTAACTTGTTGAGATGTCAGATGCATGTGAGAGTAGTCGTGAATGGAACGCCATTCCATGTCGGGAAGGCGTTGGCTGCTTGGGACCCAATGAATGCTGCTATTCCCTCCACGGTGATTGGAGGGACTCGTCAGCACATCACTAGGTCCCAGTTGCCACGCTTGTTCATAGATCCCGGTACCAACTCTGGAGGGTGTCTTTGCTTACCCTTCTTTTACAACAACCCTTGGTTCAGTATCCCATTTGATGTCTTTCAAGACATGGGAAACTTGACCATCCAGAGTTTTGCTGATTTGGCGATGTGCAACGGGGGTACCCAATCTGTGACTATCACTGTGTTTGCTTGGGCGACTGATGTGAAGGTGTGTGTGCCGACTACGGCGTACACAGGTGAAGCTGAGGTGGTGAAGAAGCCAGGCAAGCACAAGAAGAAGGCCAAGAAGAGGCCTGGAAATGCCGTAAGTCTGACGCAGCGTGACGAGTTCCATGACAATGGAGCAATTTCGTCTGTTGCCTCAGCAGTTGCTAGCGCTGCAACAGCACTGGAAGATGTTCCAGTTATTGGGTTGTTTGCGCGTGCCACGTCGATTGGAGCGTCGGCGGTTGGTAATATAGCTAAGCTCTTTGGGTTTTCCCGGCCTGTGACGTTGGAGCCAATTAAGTTCTTTAAGGCGGCTCCTATGGGGCAGATGGCTCAGACGGTCGGGAGTGAAGCGGTGCTGAAGTTGACGCTTGACCCAAAACAGGAGATTACCGTGGACCCAACGACGGTGGGTTTGAACGGTGTGGATGAGTTGGCCATCTCCTATATAGCCGGGAAAGAGTCCTATTTTGGACAATTTACCTGGGACGTCTCTGATGCTGCGGATACGGTTTTGGCGGTGTGGAATGTTCATCCCTTGGTGGCTTCGGCCACTGGGATTTCGAGCGTGACCTCACCAGCGGGTGATAAAATCACCCCTACCGCCGTACACTATTTGTCGAGAGTGTTTAACCACTGGTCCGGGAGCCTGATTTTCAGGATCCAGGCGATCAGTTCTCCAATGCAGAAGGGACGCTTGGCCCTGTTCTATGACCCATACAAAAACCCTGAAGCTGAAAGCGATTACTTCAATAAGACGTATTGCCAGATTTTGGATCTGGAGGCGTCTAGAGATTTTGAGGTGCAGATCGCCTGGTGTCAGTATCGGGGTTATGCTGTGGTGAGAACAGTGGAGAATACACCCACTTTTGTGGCGTCTTCTTCCACGGGCCTTACCAAAGGAGACTACGACAATGGGGTTGTGGTCATATCTGTTCTTAACGACCTGGTGTCGCCTGATGAGACGACGGGTATTACATTCAACGTTTTTGTACGTGCGGGTCCTGACTTTGAGTTGATGAACCCAAACGGACGACAAGCGATAATGTCACCCTTCGACGGACAGGCCGAGGTCATCTCTGGGGGGGAGCATCGAGAGACCGATAACTCCCCCGGGTATGTCCCCCAGGTGCCGCTGATGGAGAGTACCACCCAAGAAGCAGTGGATGCTAAGCCACTGGTCTACTTCGGAGAGAAGATTGTGTCCATCCGAAGCCTCCTGAAGCGGTATACAAGGTACATGTCCTGGAACTATGGTGGGGGATCGAGTTCGGCGAATGATTGGACTATTTATAGATCAATCTTTAGGTCCTTCCCTGTGTTCTATGGTTATGATCCTAATGGGTTATATCTGTTGTCGGACGATTCGACGCCGTTCAACTATACAGTAAACCCTTACATTGCGTACTTTTTCATGTGCTATGCCGGGTGGCGTGGTTCTGTGAGGTACAAAATACTTTCTGTCGCTACGAGTAATAACAAGGGAGAAATGTATGCCCTTCGTCAACCTACCTTTACGGGTGCTGATGTATCGTTTGGCAGCGCTGTAAATATTGCAGCGGGTGCCAACGCCAATGAGGTGGGTTTTCGTTGGGGGTATGATGGTTTGTATTCGGGTGCAGGCATGGGGTCGACGGAGAAGTCGACCATGCCTTGCCTTGAAGTCGAGGTTCCCTTTCAGTCTCAGTACCGGTTCATACAGGCGAAGAAATTCTACGCGGACAACATTGATGCCAGTGCGTGTCCTGACGATCTGACGGCTCAGACGTGGGCGCTCTACAATGATGTGTATGGCAACAATCAAGGTCGCGTAATCAACACTATGTATTGTGCCGGTGGCGACGACTTCACTTTCTTCTTTTGGGTGGGGGCCCCTACGTTTTATGTGTGGGATACCCCTTTCCCTAATCCTTCAACTTCTTGAGTGAAGTCTAGTCGCAGCGTGGGCGCATCTGATATCAGGTCGGTGCGCCGTCGTTGCGATGAAAATATAAATTTAATTCCTGATAGGAGTCAACTCTCCTCCTTTATCAAACTGAGTATGACGGGACTGAGTGTCCCTATCCGCGTGTGTAGTGCGTGTCCTTGCAGCGATGCAAGATGGTTCGTACCCGCCGCCATGATGCCTGAAAGATGGCAAAGGCTAATCTAAGTGAGTAGCGCAGGTTTTTTCAACCCGAGCATGGCGTGCTGGGGGAATTTTTTAACTGGAGCTACA